TGGCTACCGGTATTCAGTCGGCTTTAGCTGTTGTAAGTGCTGCTACTCAAATTGCTACCGTATCTAGTCAGAAATTCGCAAAAGGAGGTATATTAAGCGGTCCAAGTCACGCGCAAGGCGGTATTAAAACACCTTTAGGAGAATTAGAAGGAGGAGAAGCGGTTATTAATAAAAAGTCTACTGCTATGTTTGGCGGTGCTTTATCTGCTATAAATGAAGCAGGAGGAGGTAAAAAATTCGCTAAAGGTGGAGTTTTAGGAGTGCCCTCGACAGTTAACACACCAGACACAACAAATAGCCAAGTACTAAGAGCAATTAACAATATTAATATTAAACCTACAGTAAGTGTGGTAGAGATTAACGACGCACAAACTAGAATATCGGAAATTCAAAACAATTCAACATTATAAAATGAGAGAAGAACTAGCAAAATTAACAGGAGTAGACAGAGAAGTTATAGATAAGCTTTTCAATGAGTTTTTAATAGATGGTCAAGCGGCTAGTAGATACATCGTTAGAAATGAATTTAAGGAAATTAAAAAAGCGCAACCTAAAAGAAGCAACCCCGATATATACTTTGAATTATCGGAAAAGTATAGAGTGAGCGAGTCTACTGTTTATAAGTGGGTAACAAATTATACACAATTTTAAAAACCGTAATTTTTTTTATTCATAATTAATACTATAATTGAGCAATATGTGGTACAACGCGCAGAAAGTAAACAATTTAGTAGAGGTTGACCTATTCGACGAAATCGGAGGGTGGGGAATCTACGCTAAAGAATTGAAAGAGGAATTATCTTCTATGATTGGAAACCCTACCGAGGAAGTAGTAGTTAATATTAACTCACCTGGTGGCTCTGTCTTTGAAGGTATTGAAATCTATAACTATTTAAAAGGGTTGCCTAATAAAGTAACTGTAAAGATTAACAGCCTAGCTGCTAGTATCGCTACGGTTATTGCTTTAGGTGCTGATGAGTTAGAGATTAGTGAAAGTGCTTTCTTTATGATTCATAACCCTTGGACAATGGCAGGTGGAGAGTCTGAAGATTTAAGGAAACAAGCGGATGTATTAGATAAGATTAAAGAAACTATCTTAAACATCTATAAAAAGAACTCAAATCTTTCCTTAGAGCGTTTAACTTCTTTAATGGATGAAGAAACATGGTTAACAGGTTCGGAAGCGTTAGAGTACGGTTTTGCCACTAGATTAACTGAAGGAATGAACGTAGCAGCAATGGCTACTACTGAAATAGTAAATAATTTTAAAAATAAACCAAATAGCTTACAAATGGCAGAAGTACAAGAAGCAGTAGAAACTGTTGAAGAGGTAGCTGTTGAAGCAACTGAACAAGTAGAAGCAGTAGAAACTGTTGAAGAAAATATTGAAGAGGTTGTTGAAGACGTTACAGAAGAAAAGGAATCTATCTTAAATAAGGTTAAGGTTTTCTTAAACAATAAATTAGGCGAAGCGTCTAACGAACTATCTGATAGATACGGTGAAGTTTCAAACGAATTAAAAGAAGCTAAAGAAGCTAACGCAGATTTAAGCAACGAAATCGAAGAGACTAGAAACGTATTAGAAGAGTCGTACAAAGCTATGAACTCTCTAAAGGATAGTATCGAAGCTAAAGAATTAGAGATTAAAGAGCTTAAGGCTAAACTATCTGAAACAGAGGGCGAAGAATTAAAGCCAGTTACAGAGGTTAAAAATGAAGTAAAAACAAAAATGTCTTTTAGAGACGTAGTAAAGAATAAATTAAATAAATAAAAATGGCATTAGATTTAGCAGGATTATCAAATTACACTTCTGAACACGCAGAAGAGTTTTTCGCAAAAGCAGTATTAAAGTCGAAGACTTCGGCACAAATGAACATCCTAACAGGATTCAAACCAGGTACGCACAAGCTACCAGACTTTTCACATGATTACGACTTGTTTCAAGACGGTTCAGCTTGTGGATTCAACGCACAAGGTGATTTAACAATTGAGCAAAGACAAATCATTGTAGAGTCTTTTAAAATCAATACTCAGTATTGTGTTAGAGACTTAGAAGCTAAGTTTACACGTCAAATCATGCCAGCAGGTCAAGAGTATGACGGTTTAGCACCAATCGAAGCAGGTTTATTAGCTGAGCTTTCTAAAGGTATCGCTAAGGCTGTAGAATTGACTTTATGGAGAGGTAACAAAGCAACAGCACCTAACGCTGTATCTTCTTACGATTTAATGAACGGATTAGATAAAGTTATCGCTGACGAAACTGGCAACCTTGCATACGAAGGAGCTACAGGAGCTTTAACAACTTCTAACATTATCGGAGCAGTTGAAGCACTTTACGAGAACTTAGGTTCTGACGCTTTCTCTGGAATTGATGAAGAGAATGACTGGGTAGTTTTAATGGGTGAAGACAAGGTAAAGTTATACGAAAGAGCTTACAGAAATACTCACGGAGCTGTAGTATACAACACAGGATTCGAAAAGAGATTTGTAGACGGTACTAACATCGCTATCGAAGGTGTAGGAGGTCTTAATGGAACTGACAAACTAGTTTTAGCTAGACGTTCTAACTTAGTTTTAGCTGTTGATTTAGCTAACGAAGAGCAAGACTTAATGGTATACATGGACCAAGATATGGAAAATGTAAGAGTTAAAGGTAGGTTTGCGATGGGTGTACAATTACACTTCCCATCTGAGGTTTCAGTAGACAACTACTAATAATAAGATTTAATAACGGGGGTCTTCGGACTCCCTTTTAAAAATATACAACATGGCAGAATGTTTAATTACAGCAGGTTGGGCTGGTCCATCTTGCGAAGAGACCTTTAATGTACCAGGTATTGAGAAGGATAAAATTTATGTAGGTAATAAATCAGAGATTTTAGCACTTACTAGCACAATAGACGGAGAGCTTGACGGCATCACTTTTGAAGCGACTAAAGGGCTTTTTGCTTTAACTGTACACAAAGATACAGCTTCATGGTCAGAAGAGCTACAAATAGGTGCTAACTCAGGTTATTACTATAACACTTCTTTGACTTTTAGAACTATCGACGGAGCTACTGCAGTCAGAAACGCAATCGAAGATATGGTTGGAACTGCTTTAGTATTTGCAGTTAAAGACAAGAATGGAAGTTGGTTTATTATTGGAGAGACTGACGGCGTAGAATTGTCTGAGCAGACTAAAGGGTCAGGAGCAGCACCAGGAGACGACACAGGGGACGTATTGACGTTTACAGGTGTTAATAGAGGTAAGGTTAAAAAGTTCTTTAATACTGACGCAGCTACAACAGATACTACTTTAGCAGGTTACTTACTTTAATGGTTCGAAACCATTCCGCTTTTTTTGGGAATGGTTCGAAAGGGTTAACTATTAATAGTAAAATAAATTTAATGGTTCGAAAGGGTTAACTTTGTTTAGTAAAACTATTTTAACCCTTCGGAAAGTAGAAGTAGAATAAGAAGTAGAATACTAATAAGAAGTAGAAGTATAATATTAATATTAAGAGAGGGCGTTAAAACCCTCTTTTTTTGTATCTTAGAAAAAGTATTAAAAATATATATAATGGAAGATTTTAATAAAGAAGAAAAAGAAGTAGAGGTTTACACAGATTTAGAAACACCTACAAAAGTTTGGGTATTCAAAAACGTAAACAGAAAAGTTATTTTAGATAACTCAGTAGTTACTAGTGAAGACTTAGAAGCTAACCAAGGTTTAGCAGATATACTAATCTCTAAAGGTTTAAGCGACCTTATATGTTTAAAGTAAGACAGATTTACTATAAAGACTTACAAAGAATGTTTAACATGAATAGAACGCAAGACTTTGAACCGTTACTAAACCCTACAAGTGATAAATACCTAGAGTCTGGTGTAATTAGAAGAATGTACGAATCTGGCGATTATGTAAACAATGACTACTACGGTGTAGTATCTCACAAATTCTATAAGAAAATACACAAATCAAGTGAATACGTTTTAAACACTATTAGTGAAGACACAGATAACCCAGACGTTTATAGTTTCTTTTCTAAGAATCCTAAAATAAATTTAATAACACAAGGTCAGCAATGGCATGAACTTTATTTAGACATCTATAAGATAATTTCGGAGAGATTAGAATGGAATATTGACTTGTCTGACGAATCGCATAAGATGGAAGGGATATTTTCTAACCATTGGATAGCTAACATACATACATTTAAAGAATATTGTCAGGAGTACTTAATACCTGTAATGGATTTAATGGAGGATAACAAGCTTCTAAGAGACTTATGTAATCAAGACGTTAAATATATCAATGATGACAAGTTAAGCCCTGAGGAGTGCTTAAAAGTGTTTAAAAAGCCATATTACACATATCATTGCTTTATACTAGAACGCTTATTCCCTTTATTCTGTTATTTAACAAATAAAACCGTAAAACATATTTAATAACAAGCTTTTTTAAAATGCTTAATTTTAAAAGACTGCAAATTTATATAATTTAAAAAAAATGGAACAAAACACAGATAACAGTAATATATTTTTCGTCAACCTTACTACTAAATCAGTAACACCTGACGTTATAAGTAGAGGTAATAAGCGTAAGGAATACGTTTATTATGGTAAAGACAATTTATTTCCTCAATACCTTGTAGACCTTGCAGATAATTGCTCTATTCATAGAGCTTTATTAGATACTAAGTCTAAATTTATTAATGGTGCAGGTTTTGAGTTTATAGGTGATGATTCGCAGGTTTCTGCTGCTGAGTCTTTTCTGTCAAGGGTAGATAAAAACTTTTTACGTAATACGTCTACAGATTTAGCTTACTTCAATGGGTTCTACTGGCAAAGTCTTTTCGAGAGAAGTGGTTTAGTAGCTAACTTAAAGAATGTTGATTTTAACTACATTAGAAGTGGTAAGATGAACGAAAATGGAGACGTAGACAAGTATTGGTTCAGTCCAGATTGGGCTTTTGCTACTAAGAAAAGTACGTTTAAACCAGAAGATAAGATTTACGAACCTAAACCTATAGCTGTTTGGGACACAGTAGATAGAGAGTTAAGAAGAGAAAGAGGTGAATTATTTAAAGGTCAATTTTATAGCCCTAATAAAGTATTCTATGCCGAGCCTAGTTATTTAGGAGCGTTAAACTATATCGAAATTAGTAATCAGATAGCGGAATTTCACAAGAATAACCTAGACAATGGAATGGTAGGTTCTATGCATATCCATTTATTTGAAGACTTAAGCGACATTGAAAAGCGTAGAAAGGTTGAAAAGGCTATTAATAATAAATTTACAGGTAGTGAGAACGCAGGTAAAGTAGTAGTAACATGGTCCACTAACCCAGACGTAAAGACTGTTGTAGATTCAATACCAGTAAACGACTCACATGAAATGTTTACCTTGTTAAATACTAAGGTTAACGAAGAGATAGTAGTAGCACACAGAACGCCTTTAGCTTTAGCAGGTTTAAAAGTGTCAACAGGTTTGCAGTCTGATGATTCAGTAACTAAGAACGCTATGGAGTACTATCAAAACACAGTAATAAAACCACTTCAGCAGTTAATAGAAGAATCTTTTGATACTATTCTAGAAAGAAACGGTATTAACGTAGAGACTAAAATTAAACCTTTAAAGCCTGTTGATTTATTTGCTAGTGAAGAATTGATTAGTAGAACTATGACTATTAACGAAGTTAGAACACAGATTTTAGGTGTTGAAGAATTAGAAGAGGGTGGAGACGTAATAATTAACGAAGCAACGATAGACTAATGGCATTAGATTTAGGAATATTTTTAGAGGGTTCGCAAAGTACTTTCAAAGTAAAGGTATCGGATAACGATAGTCAGGCTCAATTTTTACTAGATAAACTTACTAGTTCGGACGGTTCGGTAACTATTACGGAGACTAACGACGGAGGAATAGAAACTATAGATTTAGTAGCTGGAGGAGGTTCTCCTTTAACGACTAAAGGGGATTTATTTACCTATTCTACTGCAGACGCTAGATTAGGAGTAGGAACAGACGGTCAAGCTTTAATAGCTGATTCGGCTGAAGCTACTGGTTTAA